AATTTTTTCAAGAACTTTATTAATCTGTCCTTGTAGAATTAATGCTTGGGTTTTAGCTTGAACCCATTTAATACCTTCTTGATTTAATTTGTTTTCATCATCAAGTAATGCATTAAAACCAGGATACATTTTCTTTAATTCACTTATAGCCCCAAGTCTTGCTTCATTAGATGTATTAACATTGTTTAAAACACCAACTAATGTATTTAATTTAATAGCTTCATCTGAAACTACTTTATTTAATTCTCTTTGTTCTTTAGTGACATCCTTGGTTTCTTCACTCAATGCAATCATTGCAGTAACCAACAATCCTACTACTGCCAATACGGCACCAATTGGGTTGGCTACCATGGTTGCATATAAACTCTTAAATGAAAGATTAGCCACATAGTTTGCAGCTGCTTGTGCTTTGGTTGCGATGGTCGTTGCAACAATTTTAGCACCAGCTACGGTTTCTGCAATACCTCTAGCACCAAGTGCAACAGTTAATAAATTCTGAGCTTGAGTGGCAGCTTTACTTACTTCTTCAGTGTTCTCACCAAAGAGTTGAGCAGCTGCGGTCGCTGCAGCAAATCCCGATGTAATACCACCTGTAAATTTACCAAAACCTTCAAGTTGTTTTTCAAAACCAATACCTTCGGTTTGTTGTCTTAATTTACCAACCTCAGTTTCTGCTCTTTGGATTTCACCTGTTAATTGTTTAAATTCTTGAGAACCAATTGCAACTGATGCAAGTTTTTCTCGCATTGTATTAATTGCGGTTTCTAAATCTTTAATAGTTGTAATCGTCTGATTAACACCATCAATTTTTAATCGTAAACCAATAGTTTTTTCTGCCATTTTTATAATATGTTTAACATGGGTCTTCTATAATCTGACCGTAGTTGTTTATAACTACAAAGATTTTATTTGTGATTGGGGATTTTAGGTAAGTTCCTTGTGGAACATATGGAATATTACCGATACCTCCAATGGATGTAACCACCGTACTTCCTTCATATAATTGAGCACCACCACCGTATTGATAAATAGTTGTTGATGTACCTCCACCAGCACAAAGTGTTTCTTGACTTGATGATAATGATACCACCAATGGCACGGGTGCAACCAATACAGGATATGTTCCTTGACCTTGGGTAATCAAATATTCAGGTGATGGTGGGATAACTTTATAATAACCTCCACGTTCTTTTATTAAAGAGATATCGGTTAATTTATTATTAACCAAATCCGCTTCATTAATCTTTTCAATTCTGTAATAAGAATCTTTAATAAAGACCTTATCACTTAATTTTGTTTCATATACATCCAATGGTGTATAGTAAAATTTACCACTAAACCTTCGTGTTTCATTGGAATAATTGTTCTCAACATAATCTCTCCAAAATGTATTATATAATGTGAATGGTGTGAATTGAATTGGTTGTGGATTATCGTCTGTAAAGAAATCGAAATCTGAACCAAAATTCAAATCAGAAATATATTGAGGAATTGTAATATCTAATGATGATAGGTGATTTACAGTTGGAATTGTTGTCCATGCAAATGGTGTTGCACCTGACAATAACCACCATTGTGAACCACTACTCTTACTATTATCTGTATAAGCGTATCTATTACCCACCCAAAAGAATATATGTGGTTTAGATGCAAATGGTAATTGTTGACGTTGGGCATTAAATTGATATACGCCAGGAATAATCACATAAGTTGAACCTGATACTGTTTCAGTTGGTAAAGATGAGAATGGTAATTGATAGGTTTGTTCTCCTGTTAATAAATTACCAGTTGATGTGTAAGTAAAGTTACCAAATGTATATCCATTTTGTGCAGCAAATAATGTATTATAATAATCAGATACTGCACCATTTTGACCTGACAATTGTGAATCAATTTGTACAGTATCTCCTTGGACAATATTGTATGTCCAATTCAATTCTTTAGATAAATCAAATGACAAAGGTTCTACTTTATATGAAGAATTTAAATCTAATATTTGGGTATAATCTACCTTTCTTCTATCATCATCATTGTAATACCAATTGTATGGTTCTATTTTTAATGTTTTATTGACCTCATCTTGAATAACAACCAAGTTGAACATGGTTACCATGGCTTTGAAGAAATCAATGGATTTTATATTGGGCATTCCCTTTTGGAAATCCACTAATGCAGGACTATTAACTGTTGGTGAGTTATACAATTCCCAAACAGGTGCTGGTGTTGTTACACCACCTGAGTTGAATCCTCTAAATACAATTTGAGCAACACCTGAGTTTGATGATTGAGCTGTATTCCAAACAACTTTAACATAATCTCCTGATTGACATGTACCTGAAAAGAACCAGTTTAACGCTGCACCATTTGGAGCCGAATTACTGAAGATTGGGGATGTTGCTGCAAAGTTACCACCACTGTCTATTGATGATAATGATGGACCTTTACGTGCAAAGAATTGTCCCGCAACAAAATCGCCAGGTATATTACCTTCACCACTAAACGTCATCTTAACATTGAAGAAATATGTACCAGCAAACGGTACTCTAAAGTATGATTCGTTTTGTGCAGGTGGTGCGGGGTTAATACCTGATACGTTTGGGTTAGGTGGAGCCGGTGCGAGTTTGAATAAACTCAATGGGTTGTAACCATCATTACCTAAATTCCACCATCTCATATTCTGTGTACCGACCGCACTTGGTCTGAGAATAGTTGAACTTCTCATATACACCTTAAAGATGTTTTGGTTGGTTACACCTGATGCAGATGTTGTTCCTACATTCCCATCTTGGAATGTATCCATATATATGGACTTGAAATAATCTGTATCAAAGAATTCTGATTGAATTGTATAAGTTGTATTCTCAAATATCTTATCGATAATTGTTTTAATACGAATAGCAGGTTTAAATACATTTGGTTGGATTGCTCTACCTATTTGATAGAATCCTGTTGAACCTGTAAACTCATAACTGAATGCTGGTGTGGTTGAACCATCTTGATAAGGTAATCCATAGTTAACCATTGGATATAAAATCTTACCACCGAATAAACCGCTTGTTTCATCATTCTTAGCTTTCCAAGATTCTACCAAATTATCATAACTTAATTCATGTTGTAAATCTACCCAATCATAATCTTGTAAATTGAAATCTTTAATCTCAGATACAAAGTCAGCAGTCTGACCCATTAGATAAATTTCAAAATCTATCCCTGTTGGTTTGATTGTAACAGAGTTCAAACGACATATTCCATTGAATATATCTGTACCTCTATAAGTTACAACCGCATCAATCTTAACTAATGGGTTGAAGTCAATACCGTTAACCTCATAGTATTCTTCAAATACCCTACAATTGTTTGAGGTACCAGGTACAGTAAATGTTTTTGAATATGGTGATTTCCTTGCTTGCAAATTGGTAATGTCAGCTTCCTGAATTACCAACGAAATAGGAATGTCATCATACAAATCAACTGTGACCCATTCATTGTTAAGATATAAAATTAACGAAGTATCCAAAATTTATAACTTTTATATTTTTATTATTGCATCAAACTGATGTTATTGCTATATACGTAAGTGAGTTCTAAGTTGACGATATCTCTGTTTCCCTTAATCTTTCTAAGGAATTCAGTATTAACAATGTTAATTGGTCTTGGTATACCATCTGACCTTAATTCATAAACTTGATTGGATGTGTACAATTCTTCCAAGAACATAAAATCAGGTTGGTTAATAAAACCAGTGTTGATAATATGTGTTTCTGTCATTGTAACTTGAGCATCGGTTAGTCCTCTTGAATAAGGTTGTTTGGATGGATTGGAACTTCCCCAATCTACAGACCATGTCTTATAAGTTTGTCTTTCAATGTTTAGACCTTCTGATTTACCAGCGGTGAATGTATAATAATCATACATACCATATCGGTTTTTAAACATCAATTGTAATTGGTCTACACCAGCTCTATTACAGATTGTTCTTACGTTGAATGTGAATACCTCACTTACGGGTGTGTATGTTGCGCAGATTCCCTCGGTATAACCAGTAGGTGGGGGAGATATTGGAGCAATTGCCATATATAATTCTATTTTATTTTTATTTTATTAACACGGTCCACCAATTACACAAACGATAGAAACAAAACCATTGATTGCTTCATAGATTACAGAACCATTACTAAATGTTCCATTAAAAGTATTGGTTAACATTGTATCAAAATACAATATTGCAGTATCACTAAATGGTGTTGTTACATTACATGGTGCATATACAGTTTGTAATGGGCCAGGACTACATGTACAAATACCACCTGAACATGTGCTACCAAGACATAATGGAACTTTAAATGTTCTGAATATACATGATGGTGTTGGGGTAGGTGTGGGAGTTGGTGCATTACATGGAGGTCCAACAATTATTTGAATTGCTCCCAAGTAAGTGTAGATGTTTTCTGAACAACAACAATATATTTGTCCTGTTTGTGGTGGTAAACTATATGTTGCCCAACTATTAGTAGTACAGTTAAACAACGCAAATTGTGCGGTTGTCCCTGTTGAGTTATTATAAATTGTAACACTATCACAACTTGCACATGGTTGTAATCCACAAGGGTCACTACCACTATAAACAATACCAGGTGATAGATTACTTATTGAACCTGTACATGCACAAACTTGTACTGCACTGTTACCAGGTAATGTATATGTTTGTGTTGACCTTGAATCACAATCAATATATCTAAATGTACCTGTACTTGGAGATTGATTTTCTACCAAGTAGGTGGTACAACCAGCACATGATATTGGTGTTGGAGTTGGAGTAGGTGTATTAGATGGAGTTGGTGATGGTGGCATTGTTGAACCTGTGAAATTACCAAACAACTGTACGGTATATTGTGCAGTATCTTGTGGGAAATCATCAATGTTCATTGGACCACAACCCAAATACAATGTGTTGTATTCTGTATCTGTTTTTGGTGTGATGGTGTAATATGATTGATACACATAATTACAATCGGTCATTGGACCTCCACCATTGGAATATACGTTTTGATATTCTCTTGTATCTAATAAATTACCATCAAAATCATAGAATTTATATTGAGAATAATATGGTTGAGATAAATTAACTTGGTCAATATACCAGTTGGTAAAACCTAAAGTATAATATTCTGTTGGTTGAATATCTCTTGTTCTTGGTGAGTTGGTTAAGAATAAACCCGTGGTTGTTGGATTGATATTCATTGGTGTTCCTGATAGAATAAATGGACCCATATTAAAATCTTGCTGGTCCGCTCTACCATTTACACCCATGGTTGCTTGATAAGTTTTGTATACACCTGTACTTACTTCAGGTTGACCAACTATACCATCCAAATCGAATGTATTGGTTACAGGGTCAAGAATTAATTCACCATTACCAGTAAATCCTGTTACTTGAGATATCTCATCTGCAGCATATTCATATCCAATTTTAATCTCATAGTTAATAACATTATCTTCCAATGGTCTTGAAAATGGAAATGTTTCATGAGTATAGATTGGTGTATTTTCAAATAAAGATAATGGAATATTACTTACATAATTCTTTAATATTTTTGATACATCAATTATACCCAAACCAAATGGATTCGGAGTTGCTTTACCTGAAAATATATTATTACCATTTGCATACACATCATAAACAAATCTAAACTTTGGATAGTTTGTTAATGTGGTAACAGTAAAGAATAATCCGTCCGTATATACGGGACTGAATTTTGGTGGGTTATGCGTTATCGTTATTAATTGAGACATCTTCTCTTATTATTTGTTCATCTTTATTTGTTGGTCTTGGAAAAAAATCCTCGCTACATGATATTGGTGTAATCAGATGATGTTCAACACCATCATTACTATAATATACGTGAGCTTCATTTTTTACAAAATCACGAATGTATTTTACGTTTGTTATTGTACTCATATTACGGTCTGTTTTGATTTGTTCTTGGGAATATTCTTCCTTCATCATATAATCTTTCAATATATTGTTTTGCTGCTTCACCAGCTTTTTCCACAATTTGGTCTAATGTTTCAGTTACAGCTTTATCAATGAATTGAATACCGTAATAACCATATTGTGCAATACTTCTTCTCATTAAAAAAACCAAAGATTTTCTTGAAACGAATCTACCTTTAGCATCTCTAATTCCCGCAATACCGGGTTTTTGTCTAACCCATTTGTCGATTGCAAGTAATGGTGGATATCTACCGGGTCTTCTACCGTAGTTAATAAATTCCCAATAGTCAGCATCTCCAAAGTCCACAACCAAATTTGGTTTACCATCTTCAAAGTCTGTTTCCCAATATACCCTTGTTTGTTTATATAAATTACCGGATGCATATCTTGGAGAAACTGGCGTTCTTCCAATACCACTCACAGGTTTATTTTGACCTGAGAATGTCTTTGCGGGATAAGGTTTTCTTAATTGACCTTTGATATTATCCTGCAATAGTTTTGCAATTTCCTGTAATATTTCTTCGTCCATTAAATTATTACATTATAACATGCACATTGAGGTGTGGCTGAATTTATTACAGCTGATGCAACTGTCTCACCTGGTATTAATGAATTGACATTTATCTGATGATTATTGTCATTTGTTGCCATTGTTGTTGTAGATGTACCAGTTCCACCCAAATTACCTGTAACAGTATAATTGATTAGAATGTTACAATAAGCTGATGCACTAATTGTATGACCACTGTTTGTCCAAACTTGGAAATTTATATTATTACTTCCTTGAGGAACAACAGTCATATAATGAGTTGTTACTGTACAACTTGGTGTAGGTGTTGGGGTTAATGTTGGTGTGGGTGTTGGGGTTACACTGGCTGATGGACTAATTGTTGGTGATGGATACGCTTCACATGCGTTGATATCTTCAAATACAATCAATGAGACATCCAATACAACACCACCAACATGGTCATTGAATCTTTCAAAGAATGGTGTTGATGTTGCTGGTAAAATACAGTCAACTTTATCAATCAATGTCCCACGTTTAATTTGAGATAATAGATTTCTTGCTTCTAATTCCATATCTGTTACCACATCAACCTCATTGGATAAATCTGTATGAACAATATCCGCAAATATGATAGACATTTGATAGGTGGTTGTATTTTCATCATAAGACATCGCAAGTGGTGTTGCAAACATCAATGGATATTGGATGGTATTTCCACTCATTGAATCAGCGAAATAAACAATATCACCTTGTGCAAATGATTTCATTCTTGGTGATGCTTGTTGCACTGATTCCAATAGGTCAATTATCTTATGATATGTTACGTATTTTATCATGGTTTTTTATTCTTATAAATAATCTTATCGTCTTTGTGACTGGTATTTTTGTTCTAATTTTCTTTGTTCATCTCGTTCTCTTTCATATCTATCTTTCAATATTGACGCAATGTTTAAACAGATATATAAATTGGAGTTTAAGACTTCCTCAAATTTGGTAATGTCTTCTTTTGCGAGTTGGTACGTGAGATTAAAATAGAATCTAGCGGTAGTTTCTTTTGCAGAAATTTTGGGAGCATCGTCCATCCCTTCAGAATCTTCTCGTTCATCTTGTTCTCCAATATCAAAGAAGCCTGCATATTTTTTATGAATATTTCTGCGATTGAAAAAAAAAACTGTGAAGCTCCCAACCAATAGGATACAGGAACCTCTTTCATTGTTTCAGCTCTATATTCAATTTCATCTGATTTATATGGGGCAATCTTATAATTTTTTGCATTTTTTTTATCCTTTGAAATAATTGGTCGATATAAAATTGACATAATTTTATGCAGATTTGCATAGATATTATCTGCTGAATAAACTTCAAAATCTAACCATGCTCCCCATGCTAATTTTGACCAATCATTTTCCAATCCATATTCAATATCTTTATAAAAGAATGTCAATATTAATTCATTCTCTTTAGGTATAATAAATCTTTGTGAAACAAATGCTTGTAGAAGTTGTATTTGGTCTACTTGTAAATTCTTTAAATCAGGTAATGGAATACCTGTGAATAATGAAATAACCATGTTTGGATTATTGTCATATAATTCAGGATTCATCATCAATTGTTGATATATACCAATGGTAATTTCATCAGGTATTTCAACTACTTCATCATCTATTACTAATTCTAATTTTTCCATTATATAATTGTTAGTTTTCCACTCTTTTTATTTAGTTCGGATTCTAATACATATCTGATTGAGTCAACCGAGTGGTTATTGTCATCCTCAGGTGTATCAATTAGATTACCATCTTTATCTTCTTTGAATCGATATGTTTGAAATTCTTTGATTGTATTTGTTGATGTGGATTCAATCCAAATATGATGACGTTTAATTAGGTCAATTCCGTGTAATATAGATTTCTTATTTACCGGTTTTACATTGAATCTACTTCGTTTTAATTCTTCAATATTTTGTGGTAATGCAGAATCACACCAAATGGTATCTGTCTTATCAAAACCCAATTCTTCCATTTGATAGATTATATCTGGCATTGTTTTATTCTTGGTATATAACAATTCTCGTATATAAAGATTATCCTCATCCTTATAGATTTCTATTAGTGTGGTTGGTGAGTTGTAACCAAAGTCCATTCCTCTACCCAACAGTTTCATTCCTTCAGGGATTTTCTCAATCGTAGAGAACTTTGTGAACACCAATTGGGTTGCAATACCTTTCTCACCAAGATTGTAGATTCTGTACAAGTTTTCATCTTTCTCTTTCAGTGATTCCAACTCTTTGATGATTGTGTCAGATACAAATGGATTATCTCTCCAAGTTGTTTTAAACATATAAGAATCATCTCTTTTCTCCAAATCATAAACCCAACTGTTTAGTTCAGATGGGTTCAAGTCACAGATTACCTTATCGGTTGTTCGAAAAATTAATTGGTTCCAATCCTCTATTTTCAATTCATTGGCTTCATTACAATACAAGTAGTCACGTTTCATACCACGAATCTTTTGTGGTTCATCGACACTGGTCCAATTGATTATGTTGGAACCTAACTCATAGAATCCTTCCTGTTTGTGGAATTTGTTGGGGTCATATATCTCAAATAACTCAAGAACCTGAATAAGGTCTTTTAAGACACTATTTTTCAAAGATGGTAAAGTCTTACGGACAATGGTCAAAGTCTTCTTATCCTCTTGCAAAAGACGGTAAATCCAATAGATTAGAATGTTAAACGTCTTACCACTACGAGAACCTCCCTGAGCGATAACAATTCTTTTATCTAATTCATCTGATTTAAGTAATTCCTCAAAGACTACCGTTGTTTTTATACTCATCCTTGTCCTCTGTTTACCTTCTTGTATAGTTTTGATTTCTTATTGTTGGAGTATTTTGTTTTAGCGTGAATACCAGGTCTTTTGACTTTTGGTCTTGATGTTCTTGTTGCAACCGATTGTGTCTTAGTTTTCGCCATCGCTATCTACAAATTTTTCTATAAGTTTATTCAATGTCAATTTATACTTTGATGCAACGTCTTTTAGTTTGGCATGAATCTCAGGTCTCAACCACACTGGTTGGTAATTGTATTGGTAATTATACACCTTCCCCGACTTGGTTGTTATCTTGGTTTGCGTTGTTTTTTTCATTCATTTGTGCAATTATCTGTTTAGTTAATGCAAGTTTCTTTTGGTGTATAACGTTATTTCTATTCGCTACTCTTTTACGGTGAGCTTTCTTGCCACCTCTCAATTTACTTTTCGGCATCGTCTTCTTTTATTGTGTTCTTTATAATTTCAATTTGAATTGGTGCTTTGGTTTCAATTTGTTCACCTTTGGATGTTAAATCAACCTTACTAGCTTCAGACCATCTATCACCAAATTTGTTTCTCATAATCAAAGACCATAGTCTTGAATTATAACCAGCTCCACCGTTTTCTTCCATTTGAGCATGCATTTGATTATACCAATATTGTTCACAGAACTTTTCATATTCCTTGACGGCTCGGTAATAATCTTTATTTCTTTCCATTAGAGCCCAATGTGCATCCCAACTAATTCCCAATATGATTAGGAAGTCGGTGATATGTTTTCCTTCTTTTCCTGATTGGATGATTATATCTACCCAACCATCAGCTAAATTGTTTTCGACCCTTGGTCTACCAGGTCTTCTTTGTGATTCCATTATCGTTTAAATCTTTTTGT